GATATGAATGATGACAATGAAATAGGCGTAAAGATATCTGCTGATACCAGCGATCTTGGCAGTGGAATGCGAGAAGCCGTAAACGCGGTTTCGGATGCCATGAAAAATATGGTGTCATCTATGGCTGGGGCGATGACTGCTGGAACTACACTTGGCAATCTCCTTTCCGACACCCTGAAGACTGCGCTGTCTACGATCACATCCACCATAAGGGATTCTGTGGTAGACACGGTAGCCTATCGTAATGAAGTTGCTGGTCTTGCCCGTAAGCTTGGCGAATCAGTGAGCACTGCCAGTTTGTATGTGCAGGCGCTGGATAATATTTATGTCAGTACGGGAGAGTATACATCTGCTGCAAGAGGAATGACCCGCGTACTCAAGACCAATGAGGAAGGTCTGAATTCCATGGGGTTGGTCACTCGTGATGCAAACGGTAACTTGAGAAAGACTGCTGATCTGATGCTGGATGGTATTGCTATCGTCAATAGTTACAGAGAGGGAACAGACCGTAATACGGCGGCTGTGCGTATCTTTGGCCGAGGGATAGAGCAAGGCTCAAAGGTTCTGAAGCTCAATAAAGAGGTTCTGGAATCAACCAAGAAGGAAGCTCAAGAGCTAGGGCTGATTGTCGGGAAAGAGGCCGTTGAGGATTTAAATGCCTTCAAGGCTGCTACCAATGATATGGGTGACGCCATGCAGGGAACGAAGAATATTATTGGTAATGGCCTGATGCAGGTGATCACAGAACTGGCGGTATTGTTTAGGAGTGTCGCACCTGAAGCGATAGCTGTTCTGAAGGTGGCTGTTGGTTCTCTGGTTGGCGCTTTTCATGTACTGATGACAACGGTCAAGACAGTTTTCAACGTAATTATGATGATGGCAAATGCCACTATCGGCACTTTTCAAACGTTCGTCATTGTTGCAGAGAAGGCTTTATCCGGTGACTTTGCCGGCGCTAAAGCCGCTTGGGAAACCGGATTTAATGCGATTGGTGTCATTGCACAACAACGAATGGATAAGATTGTTGGAGACATAACCAATGCCAAGAGAAAGATAGGAAATCTTTTTGGTGATCAAACCGAAACGGATGGACCTTCCAAGGATGGAAAGACTATCGGTCAGGATGATGAGGGGAAGGGCAACAAAAACAAAGCATCTACCCGCATGAAGGAATTCAAGCGCGCTCTTCAGCAGATGGAACAGAATGAGAAGCGTTTCTTTGGTATGTCTATCGAGGAAGAAGAGGCGTTTTGGCAGAAGAAGCTACAGACTGTTACCGGGAATGGTGCGGAAGATATCAAGCTTCGGATGGATATTAACACCGAGATATTCAATCTGCACAGGAAGGCGGCACAGGAAACCAAGCAGATTGACGAAGCCAATATAGGGCATAACGAAAAGATTGCTATGGCTGCCGTGGAAGCGGAGCGGGACAAGATCAACCTGTTACGGTCGCTTGGCAATATCAGCAGAAAAGAACAACTGGAAGCGGAAGTCACTCTGGCTAACAGCCAGTATCAAATACAGTTACGCGCTATGCATGATCGTCTTGCCTTGCATGCAGGCGACAAGGTACAGCGGCAGAAAACACTGAATGAAATTGAACAGATAGAACAAAAACATCTTGCCGATGTGAACCGTCTCTATTTTGATGCCGCCAAAGAGCGTAACAAGATCGACGAGACCTTGCAAAAGGACGCGGTAGAGCAATCACGTCAGATGGCTACTATCCAGCTTGATGTGTTGCGAGAACAGATGAATCTCAAGAAGGAAATTGGGGTTCTGTCGCATGAAAACGAGATCGAGGCGTTGCTTCAATTTGAGGATAAGTCATATCAGATAGAGCGCAAGGCTCTGGATGAAAAGCTGGCCCTGTATACGGAAGATGAAGTCTCGTATCAGCAGACACTAGATAGACTGACACTTCTTGAACAGCAGCATGGCCTTCAAATCCAGAAAATAAGGAGCAAGGAAACCAAGGATAAGGCGGCGATGATAGAAAGTGTGTTTATGCCGGTTCAAAAAGCAATGGAAAAATCCATAACCGGAATGATTATGGGAACAACCACACTTAAAAAGGCCATGAGCAATATCTTTCAATCCATTCTTGCTGAATTCATATCTATGGGTGTAACCATGGCTTTGAATTGGGCAAAAACAATGGCGATAAAATTGTTTCTTTTTGAATCGGAAAAAGCATCAGAGAAGGCTGTAGAAGTATCGTCATCAATAGCCACAATGGCATCACAGAAGGCTATGGGCATATCTGGGGTTCTTACCTATGCCGCACTGGCGGCAGCGGCCGCTATAGCGTCTACATCAGCAATTCCTATCATTGGCCCTGCTCTAGCTCCAGAGGTTGGAGCAGCAATCTATGAAACAACCGCAAGTTATGCCATTGCGGCAACAGCAGCTGGCGGTTACGACATTCCAGCTGGCGTAAATCCGGTAACGCAACTACACGCGCAAGAAATGGTATTGCCTGCCCAATACGCCAACATGATACGCGCCATGACTGCCAATGGCGGTACCGGTGGATCGGTGATCGTGAACGTCAATACACCCAATGCAGACAGTTTTATCTACTCTAAATCCCAGATACAAGCAGATATGGGCATGGCGTATGACCGTACCGTGAAAAGGAACATGTAATGCCTTTGCCATCATTCATTGAGCAGCGTTTTCCGGTGATTGTGCAGGGATTGGGTACAGTAGGCGGCCCGATATGGAGAACCGCCATATCCGAGCGCAGGAACGGTACCGAGCAACGCAATATTGATCTGGATGACCCAAGGCGGGAATGGTCTGTTGGTGATCTGGGTGTCAGTGAGGTTGATCTGAAAACCCTGATAGATTTTCATTCTATGGTTCGCGGGGCAGCTATTGGATTCCGGTATCTGGATCAGTCTGACTGGTCGGGAACCAGTCAATTGTTAGGAGTAGGTGACGGCACGACAAAAATCTTCCAGCTTGTGAAACGGTATGGAACGGTTGCGTATGAGTACGTCCGGCGTATAACCAAGCCGGTGTCAGGCTCCGTGACAGTCAAGGTAAACAATGTCCTGCAAGGTAGTGGATGGACGATAGATAACGCTACCGGCCTTATCACGTTCACAACTGCACCCGGTGCAGGATTGCAGGTTACGGCTTCCTACCAGTTTGATGTGCCCGTCAGATTCAAAGAGGATCGGATACGGCACAGGCTGGAAACCTTTACGCATGATGGTTCCCGTTGGTTCACGTTGCAATCTGTGACGCTGATAGAGATACGATGAGGACCATACCGGCAACGATTGATATCACTTCCGAAGTGGTATCACTGTCAACCTGCGTCCGCGTCATTCGCAGGGATGGTTCTTTCCTTAGATATACCGACAATACCCGCGATCTGGTGATCAGTGGGAATACGTACAAAGCATATGGCGGATACGATCTTACCGCTATCGTGAGTTCCATCCATGACAGTACCGGAAACGTAGATTTATCGGGATTCTTTGAAACACCGACACACCGTCAAGCATTGCGCGGCGGGCTTCTGGACAATGCCAGAGTCGATATCTTTCAGGTAAGCCGGGAGAGTCTTCCTGCATCGGATACACAAGGCAATGTTCTGTGGTTATTCTCTGGATATACCGGCAATGCAGAAGTAAAACCGGATGGTCACGGCTATTCGATAGAGGCCCGTTCCCTGATCCAGATGCTTCAGCAGAATGTCGGGAAAATAACCTCTGCAATATGTCGGGCAGACTTTGGTTCGCTCACGGGGGATGAACCTTGCATGGTCAATCCTGCAGGGTATACGGCAACGGCCACCGTGTCCAGCGTAAGTCTGAACCGTTTGATTAAAGCGCCTTCACTGACACAGATTCTGGACTATTTCACGTCCGGGAAACTGACATGGACAACCGGGGCCAATGTCGGGAACGTGGAGCATGTAGCACAGTACACAACTGGCGTGGTGATCCTGTTACGTCCTGCAGCTTTGACTATCCAGCCGGGCGATACCTTCAGCATCATTGCCGGGTGTGATCACACCATTGGGACCTGTACTGCCAAATTTAATAACGCGATCAATTTCAAGGGCGAACCATTCATGCCCGGATTTGATTCGTGGTTTGCAAGGCCGGTCCTATGACGCACAAAGAGAGAATCATCCAGCTTGCCAGAAGCTACGTGGGCACTCCATACCATCATCAGGCAAGGGTTCCGGGTGTCGGTATTGATTGTGTCGGGATACTGGTTTGCATCGTTCGAGAGATCGGGATTGTTCCGGCAGAATGGGACTACAACAACTATCTGTCTGAAGCACAGGACGATGCCTTGCTGGATATATTAAATCAATATCTGGTTACAACGGCATCACCTGAGTCTGGGGATGTACTGACATTCAGAATGGGCAGATGGCCACACCATGTCGCCGTATTGAGTGGAGAGAATACCATCATCCATTCCTATGCATCCATTGGCCGGGTTGTGGAAACCAATCTGGATGAGGTTATGCGGAACCGGATTATTGCAACCCATGCCATACCAGAGGTGATCTGATGCTAGGTTTCGGTGGCAAGGGCAAGAATAAGACAATCAACACGGACCGGATTGTATCTGACCGGCGCGGCGTGGTTATGGGGCAGGATGGACTGCCACAATCTCAAGAAGGCGTAGCCATACCTATCGTATTCGGTACGGCTCGGGTGAACCCTATCATGATGTGGATAGGACCCAAAAGAATCATTATTTACGAGCACACCACAACCAACGTGGTGAAAGCAGGGAAGGGCGGTGGCGGTGGTGGCGGTACGCAAACCACATCCAATACAACCTACACGGAAGAACATTTTGCCACATGGGCAGTAATGTTGGGACAAGGACCAATACGCGCAATCAAGCGTATCTGGTTCAATTCTATTCTTGTGTTTTCTGCTGAGCACTGGCGGGATGATGACACCAAAGCAGAGAGCGGAAAGCTGTCTTCCAAGATGGCTTTTTATCCGGGAACACAGGACCAGTTACAAGACCCGACCATGCAGGCTTATATGGGATCGGCTTCTACACCAGCCTTTCGGGGAAGGTCATATATTGTTTTCAATGAAGTCAGCATTAGCGCTTACGGTAATACGATTCCGCAAATCGCGGTAGAAGTCTGTGCTGATGGTCATGGCGGCATGGTGGAAGCAAGCGATGGGCCTGTGCCATTGCATCAAATTGCTGGCAAGGTATGCCGCAGTTGCGGACTGAAAGATACCGATTTCGATACAACCCAATTATCAGACAACGTTAACGGATACGTGATTGATTCGATATCGGACGGAAGGTCACTGCTGGAGCCGTTGAAAACCGCATTCCTGTTTGATATACGGGATTCGGAAGGCAAGCTGCAATTCCTCAAGAGACCGCAACCGGTTGTCCGTCCAGAATACGATGCGCGGGTATTCTTGAATGAACGCGGACTGCTGATCAATGCCTACCATGGAGAACTGGGAAGGGCAGGATTGTTTTCCGGTTCTGCCGGTACATCAGAAGGCATGACATTGCTTATGCAGGCTTGCGCTCATGCGTACCGTCTTACCGGCAAGCAATCATGGCTGGATAGGGCACTACTGGTATGGGATGGTCTGGAATCGGTCTGTTACCGCTCCCCTGTGCCTGCTGCAGCATCGCTCTGGCTGCCTCATTGGTTAGTTAATGTACGCACACCGATTCAGGCCCAAAGCTACCGGATGCACGCGCAGCTTAACTTTACCGTAACGAGTGGCGGGGTAGAGGCATATATCCCGTCTGGCGCCGGATATTACGGGGAACTGGCGAATCAGCTATTTGTTGTCTACAACCCGGAAGCGTTTCCCATATCGGAATTACCCAACGCGGAAATAGCAGGGGATACGGTAGCAGTCACACTTTATAACGCTACCCTGATCGCACCAACCGGAGGTAATCCGGCCAAGGTATTTATTGCCGGACCGGTCGCACCATTAAACGCAGTAGTCGCCTACAGCTACAACGCAGGCGCAATGATTGACGTAAACGAACCGTTTGAGGTAGACCCGGTAACCCGAGTTTTGCGTGATGGCGAAATATCCTGCGCTCCTGATGCCGCACAGTGGGCAGTAGCAACCTTTGATGAAATGTTTGCTGCTACCGGAAACAACAAATGGTCGGATGCCAAGGCTTCTGCCATTGAATCAGTAAAACAGATTTTCAATATTGATGATGGCAGGGGATGGTTTCGGCCACAACCTTCTACCAGTGCATTTAGTATGACCGGAACTGCTTCCTACTCGAAAAGGGCAGGAATGTCTCCTGCAAACTGGAGACGTGACCCGGTTAGCGGAAACATCATCGGCTTCATTCCGAGAGTGACTGACTTCAGCAGACTATTTGAAGCGCAGATTATCCGGGGGTTGAGTGGAGAAACCAGACTGTCTCAAGATACCGCGATCCGGGTAGAGATAGGCTGTTCTATTGCGTCTGCCGGCAGAATATGGTTATTCGTTCGCAGCACGATTAATTTCAACAAAGATTACACATGGTACGCACCTTTGACCTTATCTGGTTCTGGTGTGCAGACCATAGACGTACCATTCAGCAGCTTCCGGCGATATGTAGTGCAGGGGTCTAATGGCGCAATCTCTACTGGAGAACCGCCCAATCCTTTCCCGGTCGGAACCGTTGTACGAAACGTGGGTATATCAGACTGGGAGACTGCCGATCACACGTTGACATTGCGGCGTATACGTCCTATCCCTGAAATAC